CGACGGCGACGGCTATGGCTACGGCTCCGGCGACGGCGACGGCTCCGGCTATGGCTCCGGCTACGGCTATGGCTCCGGCGACGGCTCCGGCTATGGCTACGGCGACGGCTATGGCTACGGCTCCGGCGACGGCGACGGCTCCGGCTATGGCTCCGGCTACGGCTATGGCTCCGGCGACGGCACTTGTTAGCTATTTGAAGCGCATCTAGGCTTGATGTATACTTGAATGATCCGACGCGCCACGCAGAGGATCACACGATGCGGCCTGATCACCGCGTCCAGTTTCGGGGGAGCCTTCACTCCCCCGGAGCGCCCTTGAAGGAGGGATATGAACCAATGGTTCAGGATGTACGCGGAATTCGCCACCGACCCAAAAATTCGCACTATGAGCGATTCTCTACAGATCCGGCTTATTCGCCTGTTTTGCCTGCGTAGCTCCGGGCTCACCGAAAAACTCTCAGAGGATGAGTTGAAGTATGGGCTCGGGTGCAACGATAACGAAACGTTTCATGAAACAAAATCATCGTTTCAAGCGAAGGGTTTTATCGATGAAAATTGGGCTGTTTTGAACTGGAATAAGCGCCAATTTGTGTCGGACTCAAGCACGGAAAGGGTCAACAAATTCCGCGCAAGACAAGCATTGAAACAGTCTGAAACGTTTCAGAAACGCGATGAAACGCAAAATGAAACGCACCAGAACAGAACAGAACAGAACAGAACAGAACAGAAAAAGACTATTGCGCGGAGCGTTCCGCCGGAAGAACTGGCGGGAACCCTTCCGCTACTCGGAGGGGATATGCACGAGATTTCCAAGCAGCAAGTGTCCGAATGGCAGCAGGCGTTTCCGGGCGTAGATGTGAAATCAGAGCTCAAGCGGATGAAAGTTTGGATGGACGCGAACCCTACGCGGAAGAAAACTCCGAAGGGGATCAATCGAGCTATCGTTTCCTGGCTTACAAGATCGCAAGATAGCGGCAGAACAATCACCATGGGAGGCACCAATGGAAAACAAGCTGGAAAGATCGAATCAAACCGAGACATCCTCGCAAATTGCCTCGCGGGTGTCGCGGGTAATGTTCGCACTGACGGAAGTACACTGCTATCGCGGTGCGCAGATGAACGAGATGTATCTCAACCTGATGAGCGCTAGACTTGCGCAGGAAGACCCAGCGCGTGTGTTCCGAGCGCTGAAGGATCTGGGAGAGCGACCGCGTAAAGATGGAGAGTCTGCGCTGCTGGACCTTGGGACTATCCTCGGGGAGATGAACTCGAAGCCGCGGATACTGAGTGCGCCTGGCGGTGCGCAATGACCGATCTAACGCTAGACGCAGGTATGCCCTGCAACACGCAAGCCGAGCAAACTATCCTTGGCGCGACCATGCTCGAAAACCAGGCCTTCTACGAGGCGCAGGAATCTGGCATCGAGGCGCAGGACTTTTATCTCGACAGCCATCAGCGTACGTGGTCCGCAATGTGCCGTCTGATGGACGCTCAAAAGCCGGTTGACCTCGTGACCGTTGCGCACGAACTGCGCGGAACCAAGGAGCTTGAGGCGGTGGGCGGCGTGTCCTTCATCGCGGCGCTCACAGAGGGGCTACCACGCAGGCCGGTAATCGCCGAATACCTCCGCATCGTTCGCGACAAATCACTAGCACGTCGCCTAATGCAGATTGCCGGCGCTGTGCAGGGCCGCGCTGCGGACGGTGGAACGCCAGCGCAGGATTTAGCGGGGGAAATGTCAGACGCGGTTCTGGAGGCATCCTCGCGCGTTTCTAGCCACGGGCGAGAGATCGACGCTATCGTGGTCGAGGACGCGATGCGGTTTGAGGATCAGGCTGACGCGCCGTTTACCGGGGTGCTGGGAGCAAGTCTGTTTACGCCAGAGCTTTCGCGCATCACTGCTGGCTTGCAAGACAATGAGCTTTGTCTGCTCTGCGCACGCCCAGGGCAAGGCAAGACTGAGGCGGCTATCCAGATCGCGGTCGAGAATGCGCGGAATGGTCTGCGCGTGCATTTTCAGTCCATGGAGATGAAAAGCTGGCAGCTTGTGCGCCGGATGCTGCGCTATATGGCGCGAATCCCGGTTTCGCACATGCGCGATCCTCGGTGCTTGCGGCCGGAAGAGCGCCAGGCAATCCGCAACGCCCGTGAGGAACTGCTAGACCTGCCAATTTTCATCGACGACACGCACGAACTGACGTGCAGCGATTATCGATCCCGCGCCGTGCTAGCCTCCAAGCGCTGGAAGGCGGATCTGATCCTCGTGGACTATGCGCAGCTTCTAATCGTACCCACGGCGAAGGGTGACGCGATCAAGGCCGCTCCAAAGCAAGCGGAGACCTTGCGGCACATCGCCCGCGACTACTGCCGCACAATCGCGCTAGCACAACTCAGGCGCAGCCCTCCGAACGACCTGAACCTGTACCCAGACATTGAAATGATCTTCGGAGCCAGCCAGTTCGAGCAGGCTGCGCAGATGATCCTTTTGCTCCATCGTGAACGCAAAGAGAAGCGATACACCGGGGAGGACTTCTGCTTTATCGGCAAAATGCGCGAATTGCAGGGGATAGAGCCGATTGGAATCAAGGCGAATCCATGGGGCGGCTTTGTGGACCGATACGAGGGCGGGAGTTCGAGCAATTATCAAGACAAAGGGGAGGATTGATATGCTGATCGGGAGCGACTTTATTGTGGGCGTTGCGCTGAAACCATGCGCTTGCTCGGAGTGCGGAAAGCATATCGCAAAGGGCGATCACGTGCTTGAGTCTGTGCGCATCGGTAAGGTGCAGAAGCGTGTGTGTAGTGAGCAGTGCCGACTGAACTTCGACGATGCTTTTTGGCAGGATCGCGCTAACCGGCGCGAGCGAGGTGAACTGTGATGTGTAGTGAAATGAACATGCTACGCATGGCCGAGGCTCATGCGCGGGACTGGATGGCTAATCCGCTAATGGGGGCCAAAGACTTGCAGACGCTTTATGCGCAGTGGGCGCTCGAAGCTCAACGTATGCAGGCGGTGCACGCGGAGAAGTGCGCAGAGTGCCAGAAAGAAGACACGCCTATTCCTTGCCCGACTCGCGCGTAGCTTCGCAGTGGCATGGCACGCCAGCGCACAGAACGCACGGTAGGTGGTCGCCGATGAGCCGGGGCCACCTAGCGGGCTGCGGAAGTGGAGCGGGGAGTTGCTTGCGGGTTGTGGTGCGGAAAATCATGCGTTGACGGGTCCGCTGGGCTTGCCGAAAGGGTACGGCTTGTCTGCTGGCTTCGGTTTTGCGCTGGCCTTCTTTACGATTTTCTTGGGCATCTAGTTTTCTCCTGCTGCGGTTTGAGTATTCTTGTTCATAGAATACGCTGGATCTGATTGCCCGGTCGAGTTTTTTTGCTGAATCTCCGACTTGTGCACAGTCTCCCACTCCTGCACGATCTGGTAAATATCCGACGCGTAACGGACAAATCGAGTGCTCACCCAGCTTGCAGGCGGCAGACAGATCAGCGTGAGTATGCTGGCAATGGCGATTCTGCTTGATCGGTTTTCTTTCCTTCGTGCATCGGCGTGCGCCTCGCGCTCTTTGCGCTCCGCATCGTGCCTCCTTTCAGCCTCTTCGCGCTCCTGGCGCACTGCGCGATACTCCGTAAAGAATTCGCGGGATTCAATTTGGAATGCACGGGATTCAATTTGGAATGATCGAAAATTGGAGACGCCCTGCTCGACGCTCTTTAGGCGTTCATTGTGCGCCGAAATCTGCTCTGCCATCTGTCCGGGCGTCATGCGATTCCCTTTATTTGCGTCCTTCGCGTTCAAGAAACGAAGTGGTTATGCAGCTTAAAATACTTTGACGTTGTAGGCTTTAGCTAAAGGCGATCCCGCTATCACTGTAGTGATCGTCACAGTCGCCGTTGTCCCATTGACGGACACTTGCGATATCAACCCAGCCTGTACGGTTCCATCGTTTGCCGCTGCGATACCCGTTTGGCCCGTGGCCGAAGTTGCCAGAGTGCACGTTCCAGATGCCGTACCTCCTGCGCTTCCAGATGGTGTGATACTCCCAGTCGTGCACAATTGCGCGATCTCGATGTATCCCGTAGCTGTACCTGTGCTACCTTTGACCGTAGAGGGAATAATCAGCCCGTTCATGTTTCCGTAACTTCCTTGAGTTGTGATGTTCCCATATACGGAAAGATTATTTACACCCGGATCGGCGCTCGACGCATCAGGACCAATGAACATTCCTCCATTGCATCGCATGTATACCTGACTGTTTGAGGGTTCCCCTAAAACAGTGCATGCCCTAATTGCATCACTCGCGGTATGTGTTCCATTACCTACCTTCGGTACAAACCATGCCAATCGTCCCGAATACGCTCCGTCAGGTTCGATTCCTATCCATCCCTGACTTTGGTTAGCAATAGCGCCAGATACTGGACCGAAAGTCAAAGCGGAGGGGCTTTCATTAGAGTAGCCATAAAGCTGCGTATAACTCTCAGCGTTGTTTGCTCCACACACAAAGGGAACTGCTGTTGAGCAATCCACAGTAGAGTGGGTATTGAAAGTTTCAGAAGTGAAAATCTTTCCCGCCACCTGACTTCCGCCGCTAGTAGATCCATCTCCGCTATTGTTGTAATTGTTGAAGTAATACATAAGGTTAGTCGCATTTGATTCGTTGCAAAGGGCGTGAATTGTATTTCCAACGCCTCCGCCAAATATCTGTGTTTCAGTAGGTGGTGTACCAACACCAAAATCGAACCCGCAGGCGGGAGCATTCTCAATCGAAGGATCAATAAATCGAACATTGGCTGTCATTGCGCTACCTGTGAACACGACCCCCGATCCATTGGTTTTCAGGTTAGAGTATTCTGTCGTGTCAGACTGGGCGATGGTTACTCCTGTATTTGCCCCGTTGCACTCTACATCGTTGATATGATCATCCCCACTTGGAACGGCACTATTGTAATAAATGCAGCCATTCCCCCCGCTGGTTGACCAAACTACATATACATTATTGACCCAGTTGGAAATCTGTCCCTGCTGAAAATAAAGGCCACCCCACATGTTGTTGATTGTTACATCTTCGATTCGTAACCCAACTGTGTAATAGCCAGTAACACCAGATCCGATTAGGAACGCACCACCCGCAGTGGGCGTCACACCGGGCGCTTGAACAATCTGAAAATCCTTAAATTGCGCGGCAGTTGTGGTTGTGGTCCCGCCGCCTAAAATACTATAGGTGACTGGGAAAATATAGGCCGTGGTGCTGTAGTTTTTGATAATTGTGTTCGCTACGCCACTCCCAAAAAAACCTATAGGCAGAGATCCGCAGTTCGTGAGTTGTCCAGAGACTTTGTAGATTCCCGCTGGAAGTTTGACTTGTAAATTCCCATAATATGCCACGGAGCATGCGGTATTTATGGCAGAAGTGGAGTCAGCTACTCCTGTCGGGTCAGCTCCATAAGTAGGGCAAGTAGGGTTCAGGGTCCTATTGTTGACGCATGAAGTCTCAGTTGTAGCCGCGACGGTGTCTGAGAAAGTTGCATCTGTTCCGTTCAGCAGGCCGGTGAGCGTTGTTGGGCCTACGATGTTTGGAAGGGTAGCATTGCCTGTGACGTTGAGGTTCCCGTTGATCGTTCCTCCGGTGAGCGGGAGTTTGGTGGCATCTGGAGGGAGAGGAGCATAAACTCCCCCGATGGTACAGCCGTAAATCCCCTCAGTTGTAGTGCTTTGCACTAAACTATTCGGGATAGTGCAGGCTACACCTGTCGGATCACCGGTGTAGAGGTTGATCGGCGGGAAACGGTTCGTCTGCGCGGAAGCAAGAACCGCCATGAATGCGAAAGCGATAGTGGCGTATAATTTCGTCATGCTTGAGAGTCTTGTCATTGGATTAGCCTTTGCTTACCTCGCCGTTATTGTTGGGCAGGTATTGGTTGATTGGGATTGTCGCCGGGGTAATTCTCCTGCCCAACGGAAGATATTGATCCAAGAGATGTTGCATAGGATTGAACGCGAGCGAGAGCTTGAGCGTAAGGAATCTTGCCGCCCTTGCTCACCGCAATAGCTAACCGAGATTTGATGTTGGGGTTGTCTAGCACAGCCTTTGCGACCATTGCCACTTTTCCGAGCGTAGTGCTTCCGGTAACCGCTGTCGCTGCAGCCCCAGCTACCGGCGTTCCGATCCCGATAACCTGATGATTCGAGATACGATTCACTGCGCGCTCAAGAACTGGCTGCAAGTCCAACAGTTTGCCCTCGGCTGCGTTAAGGTTGCTGATTTCTGGAAATTGCGTTGCAATCTCCTCTTTCAGACCACGCGCCAAAGCCTTTTGAGCCTCGACCGTTGCGCTTCCCTGCTCTCCATACTTACCCTTGAGAACCCCATAGGTTCCCTGCTTCATCGCCTGCGCATCTGCAGCGTTCATCGGAGGCGCTGGCTGGGGAGGCTTTGCTGGAATTCCCTGTGACATGATAGGGCGCCCCTGGGCATCGAGCAGCCCCGTAGGCCGTGGACCTGTTCCAGGCGTTCCAGGCCGGGCACCGCGCTCCGCAAGGAACTGCTGTCGTGTCGCTTCGATAGCGTTCAAGTCCGGCTGTGCGACAACTTGATTACCGAATCTGTCGAGCGTGGGCTGGATGCGTGTCGCTACCGCATTCGGATCAATTGGCCGTGTTGGATCTTGCGCGATGGTTCCCTTGATTTCGCTATTTAGGTCGTCGATCAAGTTGCCAAGTTTTTCCACTCCCGCCTTAGATACCGGAATGGCATTCTGGAGCCCAGTCCGCACCATTGCCGCGCGATCCGCTTGGCTGATAGTGGTTCCCGGCTTCATTGCACTCTCATAGGCCGCTTCTGGATTCTTGCCGAGTAGAACAGCGCGCCCCAATCCAGAGGGGACCGCATTCAGGGCAGCATTGGCTACCGGTGCGGCTAGTCTACCGCCCTCATAAGCGCCAATCGCCTGGCCGGCAAGATTCTCAGCCGCGAGAGGAACACCGCCCTGTTGGTAATCAGCTTGCACTTGCTGGCCAATTCCCTGAGCAGTCTGAATGGGATGGCGCACGGTGTTATAGATCCCCTCAGCGGTGTCGATGGGGTGTAGGACGGGCTGCGCTAGTGCTTTGATAGCCTGACCGCCAATTTGCTGTACGCCGCCTATAATACCCTGCTGCGCGCCGCCTGACCCTACTGGGTTTGTGAGCGCATCCCAGTAGCTCACCTTTGCCGCATCTGGGACTTCGATCGGAACCATCTTGAAGCCCTTCGCGGCTGCATCATGGACATTTTCGGCGGGAACATATCCATTCACGCCCTCGGGAGATTTCATTTGCACAGCGACTTTGAATCCTGCCTGTTTAGCCGCCTGCATGTTTGAAATCGGGATATCCCCGGTTCGTCCATCCGGCGATAGCATCGTGATGGTGGCCGCGCCTGCTTCCGATGGCGGGTTGTTGACGTTGGATACGTTGCCTCCATCAGGAGGCGAAGAAACGCCTTCGCGTGAGGGGTCAATAGTGACCCTCGGACTCGCTGTGATTCCGGTGTAAACCTGGGGAGCGGTTGCCATTAGTGAGCCTTTCCGCCGAACTGCGCAAACGGGTCATTTCCAGATGTGGGCGAACCCGATCCAGCATCCCCGTACATTCTCTGGAGGATAGCGTTATTGCCAATGCGGGACTTGATTTGCGAATTTACAGATCCACGGATTCCGTTGAGCGCCCCTTCTCTTCCCTCTTTGCTGAGCTTTGCCGATACGAGATTTGCAGCCTGCAGCCTAGATTGATCGCTACCGACACCCCCGCCCATCACCTTTGAATAATCATCGGCAACCCCAAGAACGCGCGAAGCGTATTCGGCGAGAGGACCGCTTCCGGCTGCTTCCCTCGCCCAATCCTCAATTGAATTGAATTTGGGAATTTGGTTTTGCGGAATCTTTTTCGCAGATTCTGCCAACTGGTCGAGCGTTCCGCCTGGGTCAGTAAGGGACTTTGCTGATCCAAAGAATTGCACCTGTTGAGGCGACTTAGCGACACTGAATTGAGATTCTGCGCTCTGAGCGTTGTATTTTCCACCGCTCATTTGGTGCGCAGCCTGCAATGTCTGCGCGATAAACTGAGGTGTCGATCCGCGCGCCTTCAATTCTGATAAGGTCGCATCGCCGTCGAGCAAAAGCTGCGCCGCCGCGTTTGGATCGCCCTGGGAGAGCGCCTGTCTTTGCCGTGCAAGAGCCATTTCAAACGGCTGTCTCGCCTTCGCTTCCGCTCCCGCCTTTACAGCGGCCAGGTTAGCTTGAGTTGCGGGATCATACTTCATCTGTTCATCTGGAGGCATCCCAGCCTGAAGTACCGCGTTTTTGTCGAACTGCGCGGGGAAGTTCTTCGCAATCTTCATCGGCAGTTCGCCGAGCGCGGCCTGGTAGGTCGCCTGGTCTGGAGACGCCGCAAGCTGTTGCGCCGCATTCCTGAGCACCAGCGAATCCGATGCGGCCTGTTCGCCGGGGGCCTTGATTGCGGCCGTCTGCGCGCCGGTCTGCGCCGTCTGCATCCGCGCAACCGACCCAAGAAATGCTGAACTGATGCCGAGCCCGTGCTGGAGCGCCTTGAGCTGGTCATCCGTGACCGCTGCGGGATTCTGCGCGAGTTGCTGGGCTTGCTGTGGCTGTAAGGCTTTCGACTGGACCGCTTGCGGAAGAAGCGCGGTGATAGCCTGCGCCCGCTGCTGAGGGTCTGTGACGCCGATAATCCCATTGATTCCGCTGTAGAGGCTATCGTTCATCTGCTGCTGGTTTGCGAGTTGGTCCTTGGTCAGCGTTGCGGCTGTCTGCTGGTGCTGCAAAAGCTGACCCTGCGCCGCCATGATCCCCTTGCCGGAAACCCCCTGTGAGGCGAGGGTTTTCCCAACCGTAGTGGGGTTGAAGGCGTCCGGGTCTTTCGGGTCGATATGCATGAACCAGTTGGAAATTCCCTGCTGGTCCTTTAGGTCCTGCTGGCGCTGCTGTAGCTCCATTGCGCCGCTCTGCACTTGCTGCTGGGCTTGCTGCTGCTGGAGCGGGGCCATGGCCTGCTGTTGTGCCTGTTGCGCCTGCTGCCCCTTGATTGCCATAAGCTGCCCGTACTGGCTAATCAGGTTTGGAGGCTGCTCGGGTTGTCGAACGTCAAGAGCTAAAAGCGGAATGCTGCCCATCGTCTACCCCATGTAATCCAAGTTGAACATGTTGTTAATATCTGACTGCGTACCGCTGCTTCCGCTG